AGTTAGAAAACGAGTTCTGAACTAAAACACCACCCATATAAATTGCCATTCGGTCAATGAAGGAACGAGTATCAGGAGGAAGGCGAGCCGCAGTGGTGCCGTTAGTTGCATCAGTTGTTACATTGAATAACATTCTACAGCTTTTTAGATTTAAGAGTGTATTACTTGGGAGCTCAAATCTGAGGATTTTATTTGCGGACTGAGAACCACTGTTCTGCGGAAAAATCTTGAAGTGAGAAGTAGACACCCCCTGGAGACGGGACATAAAATACGAAACATTTGGCGGAAGACCAGACATTATATATATTGACTGGATATTAAAATAATTTTTAATTTAATTTTCAAAATATTAAATTAAATTAAATAACTTACTTAAATCCTGTTGGAGAACCAAACGAAATAATACCATTCGCTTTTCTTGGAACTGGAGGCATTGGTGGTGGCTCGCTTTGTAAAATATTTGGATTGTATACTTTCACTATATCAATTCTAATTGTTGCTGTAAAATATAAATTACCTAAAGTTGATTGTGTTTCTTTTATATATGCTAATTCACTTGTTACTGTTGTATCTTCTAAACCAGCCGATGTTCCTCTTCCCGAACCTTTTGACCGCCCCATTGGACGACTTTTGCTGTCTGTTAAAAATAAACCAATACTATTTAATTTACGCTGCTGAAGCGTTAAAAAGAATTGCTGCTCTTGGCTTGCTACATATGAAAAACTTTCTGTAGTGCGTGGAATCTTGGCTAAAATATTAGAACCCACAACATCATTATTATATACTTTCTCATCGCTAGAGAGAATAGAAGACTCAAGACCGTTCTGGCCTAAAGTGCATCTTAAATATGCGTGTGGTTCTGTAATTAATTGCATTGGAAAATATCCTTTAATTCTAAGAGAATTATTATCAGGATATGTAATATCAAAACTGTTAAGATTTGTAGTTGAATCATCGCCTCGCTCACCTCCAAGCACTAAATAGGCTTCGCCGTTTAATGATTGGCAACTGATTTTTAAATTAGTAATAGTGTGTGCGGTTGGAGTTGTTAAGGCTCCCGTAGTAGCAAAAGTAATACTTACATCTAATAATTTTTTTTCTGGTTTGCCTGTAATTTGTGAAGCGGCAGCAATTGTAGTAAAACCAGTAGTTGCTGTAACTTGTTCTGATAAAGTATTATTAACAATACCTCCAGTTAGAGTTGTTAAATTAGCAGGAGCGCCAGGCAATGCTGCTATTATATTTGCTATATTTTTAGCAAAATTAACAGCTATATCATCAACCTCATAATAATTGCCACGAGTAATAATTGTTTTGCTAATTGCTGCCGACATTGCTGTTCCATTAACTGTGCAAATAATAGAAGCATATGAGTTTCTTCCATCAATTGTATATTGATTATTAGGCATATAAAAATCAACTAATGATAATCTAATGACTTCGCCATCTTTACATTCAAGTGTATTGCCCTCAAAATTATAATGAATATCATCGCCTTTGCTTTGATTATCGCCTACAACAGAACATCTCTCGGAATCTACAAAAAAATTAATACTATTTACAATTTGTTGTCCTTCAAAACGGGATGTGCTTGCCATTTGTATATATAATAAAACTAATATTATATATACGATTTTAATTTAATCTTTTAATTGTTTATCCAACTCATCTAATTCTTCATTTGTTGTTAAAGTATAAGCATCTTTTACTCTGTTTAATTCTTCCTGAAGGTCAGAATAATCATACTTAAATGGAGTTGTATCAATCTTTTTTTTAATTGCTTCCATCTTCTCAGGGTCAGTATTAACGCATAAGTCATATACTAGCTCCGCATAGTATGACGGCACAGTTGGATAAATAATTTTAAGTTTCTCTATTGCGAGTGTTCTCTCGGCAAGTTGGTCATCTGTATAATTAAAATGATTCTCGTGTTGTTTTCTTGGGAACTCTTTAACGTCCATTTATATATACAATACATAATTATTTTTAATTACTAATTACGCATTCTTATATGCGTTCTCTACAATCATTAACTGTTCAGGTGATTTGCGATATGCTTTGTTTAATGCCTCTAAAATATCGCAATCATCGTGATGAAATCTTTGTTTGCTTAAGCCAGTTTTTAATTGCAATAAATCAACTAAAGATTCAAAGGTTTCTTCCGAGCCATTAGACATTTCAAGAAGAGTTCTCTCAATACGGTCGCTACAATTTGGAATCTTTTTATTAGCAATTGGCTGATGCTTTTGTTTTTTAGTTTGAACTTCTTTATTATAAGCTTCTAACCCACCACGATAATCAAGTGCTGTTAATAGATTTAAATTACTCATATCATTCTTGCCTGTGCCAGTTGTTTTAATATGCGATGCTCCACGAGTAGGTTTCACTCCTTGAAAAATAGTTTTGTCAAGAGCAATTGTGTGTAAGTCGTGTGAAATATTAATTGGCGGTGTTCTTAACTCAGTATAATTCATTTGTTGCATTCTATCGCTAAGGCTTCCTTTACGCATTTATATAATAACTTTTTAAAAAAAGTTTTATATCAAACGGCGTTTAGCCCGAGGACCAAATGCGGCTCTAGTATTCATTTGAGCATCTAATTGTTGTTTATGATATTCCTCAATAATTTTAGATTTCATTAATGTTATTTGTTTAATTTCATCAATTGGAACAATACGCCAATTGTCCCAACCACCATTTGCTCGTATAATTTGATATTTTTTTTCATTGTATTCTTTGTTTGTTACACAATTACAACAACTCTTATGTTTATTTTTTCTTTTATGAAAATTGGCAGTAGAACCTACATATACATCTGTTACAGATTCATCTTTGCACTCTATTTTATAAATGATATAATCATTATTCTTTGGTCTAGGCATTCTATTCTATGCTGTTGTATTCTGTTTAAGTTCTTTATTACTCAATTCATCTACTATAATATATTGGTCTAATCTTCTGCGAAACATACTTGGTTGTTCGGGTTTTTTATGAAGGTCTATAAAAAGAAATGGGTGCCCCGAACCATCTCCGATAGCTTCATTATATACATCTAAAAACCGTTCCTTGCTTATTTCTCCTCCTACCGATTCAGCAATGTCTTTTAATTCTTGGTCATCCTTCGTCTTGAAGATAATCATACTTGTTGCTTGATTCCGAATAACTTTATTCAGCCCGCCAGTCTGGCATTTAAAGGACTGAATTAAAAAGAATAAAGAAACACCAATGCTGCCGCCTTCGTCTAAACCACCAAGATGACGCGAATAAGTTGAAAGAGAATTAACTTTGCGGGGTTTGCTATAAACCATACTTCCAAGCATATCATCAAATAGGACAGCAATACGAGGCTTACGCCCGTTCCATCTGTGCTTTGGCATTACAAAATCATTAATCCCATTCGTATTATTTTCAAAATATTTTAATAACATATTATCGTCTAAAGCGGCTCCCGCTTTAATATCAGCCATTAAATTACGATATTCTTTCATTTCGTGATGATAACGCTCGTAGTCTTTGGCTTCATTTAATACAATATCTTTTATCTTATCTATAATTGATGTGTCATCAGAATCCTCAAACGAGTGCTCTATTTTTAATCTTGTAAATAATTCTTTGTTACTTGCCATAGTAGGCGACACAACAATGCTATAATCATATCCCATCTTTTCAATAAGATTAACGGCTGCTACTGATTTGCCTGCTGCTCTTTTTCCCACTATAACACATACTTGGTGCATCTTAGGCATATCTGGCGCAGTTTCATAAGACCCTGATTCATTTTTTGGCGGCACTATTTGAAGGTTTTTAACATCAACAGTTTTCATTATATATTAACCTAATAATATTTTCTGTAATTCGTAAAGCCTTGATTAACGAAATCTGTCATTGTATTAGCTAATGGATAAGTTGGCAATTGGCGTTGCGAAGGAGCAGCTCCTTCAACCGCGTAATACTGTTGTTGCTGAATCGCGATATTTTCTCTCTGCCCTCGCACGGGCGAAGATGGCGGGGCTGGCGTTGATGCTGCTATTACTTTCGCTTTGCTATCATTTTTACTTTTTCGTTTAACAAATATAACGTGTTCATTAGTATGAAACTCGTCCTCATCATCGCTAGACTGCTCTATAACTATCTTTGTTTTAATTGGTTTTTTAATTTTAATTTTTTTAACAGGCTCAGGCTC